TACAGCTGTATGGTTGATGTCCGAGCAAACGGATTCGGAAGAAAGTTCCGAAGAAGAGGACATACTTGTCCTCTCACTACGTAGTTTTCCATCTACGACAAGTTTAAAAGGTTATAACTTTGCCGAAACAAAGTGTGGTCATACTCATATGACTTTATTCGAATTTAATCAAATACATGCGCAGGATGTCCTGTGTGATGGTGGTAAAACACCAAAGACTCGAGTCTGTTGGAACTCGCAGAATATCTTCGAAGGAAGATTACCAAGGGCCCTTACGGGCTGTGAAAAGAGGCTAGAGCTAGCCAAACTACCTGACGTCTTTAACGTCTTAAAAACCCTAAATAAGGGTACTTACTGGTACAAAAAACTAGTTTTTAAAACTGATGGCTCAGTTTCAGGTCCAGGAATAATGCTGGCTAGGTTAATTGCAGGTTGCAAAACAATGGAGGGGAATGAACCCCTTAAGAATCTTTTTAAGATGAAGCCCTCGAAAGGGGGAATTTCTAGGTTAAAAAACCTACTTATATGTGTTGATACACTGTTTGCGCAATTTATGGTTGCGTTTCCAGACTTAGAGTCTATCCAGAACTGGAAGTTCTTTGATAAGGCCGCATTGGTCTTAATTAAATCCCTATTAAGGGACTACTTTCCCGCATCAAATGTGAAGTGTTATAAGGATCTGAAAATCCTTAGAAAAGAGATTAAACGTCTTGGTTTTTTGGAAGGGGACTCCTTCTACCCTGAGGTACCTGGTTACCTTAAACCTGTGTTTTCACAGGTCATATCCCACATAAGGGAGGATAAAGACGTCACTAGACGCTTGTGGAGAATTTCAAATCTCTGCCAAAACCGATCACTCGGTCACTGTCCACCTTCAATGGTGGCCGAATCCCTTCTGAAATGGAAGGAAAATATCACGAGTTCTCGTGTACTCTCCTTAGAGAATAAAAAACGTATCGCAATAGGTACTAGATCCGCTATGAGATCATTAGCGCATAAAGAAGGGTTGGGAGCCCAGTTAGATCGTGCTATAACGAACGCGAAGGAGTCACTCAGTGATTCCGGAGAGATTGACGTCTCGTCGTCCCATTATGGGAAACTTGAGGCTGCTAGGCAGCTATTAAGATTCATAGAAAATGAAAGGATCGAGGTTAAGGTTATTAACTTAGAGACCGGGGAACCGGATGAAACACGCAAGTGTGTCAATGAAGGGGAGAAACTCTTCTATTTCGCTTATGCGAGTATATGCACACCAGAGGGTATGTCTAGGGCTATGAGAGTCAGGCCTGTAGCCGTCATGGAAAACGGCAAAATACGGATAGTAACCGTATCAGATTTATGTCATGCGTTGGTCTTAAACCCAATGTCGCATGTTCTTTTAACTCTTACAGAGTTATTTCCCAGTTCAAAGTCTGGGGTGAAAGCATCCGACCATGGATGGAATTTCTTCAAAAGAATAAGGTGGACCCACCACCCTCACTCGTTGGAAAACGCATACTATGTCTTATCGACAGATTTTGAAACGGCAACAGACCGTCTTGAGTTCGAGGTAACTCGAACAATATTGAACGAAGTGTTTAAAGTTATTGTGCTTGGAAAGCAC